GCTGAGCATCCCGCGCTCGTACTCGAGCCCCACCCTCGGCTTCCGCCCGGCTTATTATCGGTAATCTGCGTTCTGCAGGTTGTAATCTGTATTGGAGGCAGTAAATGGAGCTTAAAATCATGCAGAAGACATACGATCTGGCGCTGTATCTTTACCCGGCACTGAGGCAGTTCCCGAAAAGCGAGAAGCATACGATGGCGGCAGAGATCAAGAAGACTCTTTTCCGCATAATGAGACTTATCACCAGAGCGAACAAAGCAAGACGCAAAAGGGAACTTCTTGCAGAGCTAGATGCGGAGTTGGAACTTCTGCGACAGCAAAACAGGCTGGCAATGGAGCTGGGTTTCTTGCCTTTCAGGAAGTATGAAATCACTTCGCGCTACCTGGCCGAAATTGGGAAGATGCTTGGTGGCTGGATCAAGTCGTGCAGAAACTGATAACCATGGGGTGGTATCCATTAGCGTTTGCCGAGGCGCGGTGGCAACTGGAACAACACGTCCAATGCCGGGGTTCCGTATCTGAACCTGAACAACCCGCGCTCGAACTCGAGCAACAACATCGGCTTCCGCCCGGCTCAACCCCTGATCGCCAGAAGTCCTAGACTCACGGGTCTAGGTCCAGTGCAAAGGGGATAAGGGGGTGCCACCCCCGCCGAAATGGCGAAAAACAGAACCCGGTGGGGAGGCTGGCGGTCTTGGCCGCCTGTCATACCCACCACCCACCAGTTGCAGATCAAAAGAAGCAGGGGTAGATGCAAAATTGAAGGTGTATCGGAATCTATATCCGCAAGTCTATGACTACGGATCGCTGTACTGGGCCTATCGCAACGCCCGTAAGGGGAAACGCAACCGGGCAGAGGTGCAGCAGTTTGAAAATCTACTCGAAGATAACCTGATCGAACTTCAGAATGAACTCATCTGGAAAACCTATCGGCAAAGCCCATACCGTGAATTCTACGTCCACGAACCGAAAAAGCGGCTGATCATGGCCCTCCCTTTCCGAGACAGGGTGGTGCAGTGGTCTATCTACATGACTATTAACCCCATCCTTGAACGCAAATACATCCATGACAGCTATGCTTGCCGAATCGGTAAAGGTACGCACAAGGCCCTGGCGAGGGTGTATGGTTGGCTAAGGCACAACCCGGATCTGAAGTACGTTCTAAAACTTGACATCCACAAGTATTTCTACCGGGTAAACCACGACATTCTGCTCAGCCTGTATGCCAAGTTCATCAAAGATGATGATCTCCTATGGCTTCTGGAACACATCATCCGGGCCAATGATGGGCGTTTAGGCGTAGCCGAAGGTAGTATAACCTATGAAACCCGCGCTTGTGGCGTCGGCATGGCTGTGGGAAACTTGGTGAGCCAGATGAGCGCTAATGTTTACCTAAACGAAGTCGATCAATTCGTCAAACACAAGCTGAAGGTCAAATACTACGCCCGGTACATGGACGATCTTCTTGTGCTGGCCGACAATAAGTGCTATCTACATGAGGTTAAGGCTGAGATCCAAGAGTTTCTCCTGACTCACCTGGCTTTAAAAACCAACAACAAAACGCAGATTCGCCCCGTGAGGGACGGAATAGAGTGGGTTGGTTTTCGTGTATGGCCCACCCACATACAGATGAGGAAGTCCACGGCCAAACGCATGAAACGAAGATTGAAAGCCTTGATGCGGAAGTACCAGAGGGGTGAGATGGATTGGCAGGCAGTTAACCAGTCAGTGCAGTCATACTTTGGGATACTGAAGCACTGCAACAGCTACAGGCTGCGAACTGCCATCTTTGGCCCCGATGGTTGGTTTGTGCTCCAGTGACGCGAGGCTGAATGTTGAGTCCGTCAGGACAACCCAGGTCTATGCCAAGACTAACCCGGCAAACGTGGCTCACTACTACAAGCGGGTTTTCCCGTAGCATGGTTGAACCCATTGAGCTTCTAGCTTAGCTAGGGGCTCTTTTTTACATCCAAAACGAGAGGGGTACGAAAATGCTTAAGTGGCTAACAGGCAAGTTCAAAAAGAAGGAGAGCAAAGTAACATCTC